GTAATGACATTACAGGCTTCTGGGGCAATTTCACTGGGCCAAATTCAGTCTGAATTTGGGGCGCTGCTCCAATTTCATTAAGTGAATACTATTCTGGTGGGGCATATAATACTTCAACAAAAGTTGGATTAAAAACATTATTTAACCCTAATGCATACGGTACAAGTAAAGATGATTATTTTGGCAACTCAGTTGCATTATCTGGAAACTATGCTATTAAATAAATCATAGCACGAGGAAACATATGGCACACACAGACTGGTCCTATCACATAACAGGAATTCATAAATGACTTTACCCGCAAGTGGTTCTATTGGGATAGACCAAGTCAACGTCGAAATTGGAGCTGCAGCAGCTACTTATAGAGAGTTCCTTTGGATTCGTGGAGCTACTAGGTTCACTTATAGTGATCTGCAGTCAATACGAGGGTATGCATACTTCACTGCTTTTTCTAGCACTAACTGGATTAATGCTACAGCTGTAGGGACGACTACAAACTGCACCCCAAGTCAGACTGCGGTACAAGCAAATGATGACAACATGCAATATAGCTATGCTAATTGCACACTTAGGTATGCTATAAATTGTAACGTTGGTACATATTCTCATGGGACTTATCTACAAGCAAACTGTAACTGCAATTGCAATTGCTTCGTATGCAATTGCAATTATAGCCAGTGCAATTGCATTTGTGGCGATTCATAAATAAATTATAGCAATTGCTATTGTAACGATGGATAAATAAATTATGACAACATTAAAAGTATCACGCCACAAGTATGCCGGTAGTGCATTAGATCATTTCTTAGATATAATCATCTTAGAAAATGAAATTATGGTCTATGAACTTAAACCGGTCAAAATAAACAATAGAAGTTTATCTTCAGACTCGAGTCTTCTAATAGAACCAGAACCAGAGTGTGGGTGGGTCTTCATATCCGAAGCTCAATGGGCAAACCGTGAGATTAACTATCCTGATCTTGGCACTCTTATCGGTGGCGAAATCATCGGTTCAAATTCACCTGAACTTTTGTATAGAATTCAAGCTAGATCTTTACTCAAAACAGATGACCCAGTTAGACCCTTAGGAAAAGGTGAATGGGCTGATTATTCTAATTGGTTCTTTTTATTTGAGGGTGGTCGATTAGCAAATAGCCCAATAAGTGCATTCACGGATTCTTTCATTTCTCGTGCTAAGTCTATGCGGTATCTTCTAAAAGGTAATACCTCATGTGTCGCCCAGCTCATAGTGCCTTTTGCTAATAGAAAAGTAAAAGATTGTTCTGTCTCAGTTTGTTATGACCAAAGACATGGGATGTCATCCAATGTAGCGTTTTCCGAAGCAGATTTTGTTGCCGTTACGCAGAATAGATATAACGGTAGATTTTTCCCTTCGTTACGGTTAACTGGACCTGTAGTTATTCTAAAAGATCAATTAACATACTTAGACTTAGAACTTATCAATAGTGATGGTGAATTGCTTGATGAAGAAACTGCAGATGTTTATTTGGAATCCACTGCAGGTTATTTACCCAAAACTAGAGTTCAAGCTGGACAAATTAAAATTCCAGTCATGGCATTAGGTCTACTTGCAGGTGACGAGATTAGGGTCAAGGTCGGTTTTAGAAATTTCACTGGGGTTGCTGAACACACTATGACGGTAATAAACTAATGCTGAATATCTTTTTAGGGTCAGCATGCAATTTCAATTGTGCATACTGTCTACAAGGTAAAGAATCACCAAATAGAGTTAAGACCCCTGATTATGACAAATTCGTTGAGACATTCTCTCAGTATGCTTCAGGTGGTATATCTTATTGGGGTGGTGAACCGCTTTTATATTGGAAAGACATCCAAGCTATTCAGAATAGGTTTGATGCTGCAGGGGTTAAATCTCCATTAATTAAAATCATGACTAATGGGTCTTTGATTACCGATGAATGTGTTAGTGATGTAAATAAGTGGAGAGCATCTTTACGATTAAGTTATCATGATGATCTATCTTCAATCAAATTTGACAAACTAAAAAATGTTGATGACTTTGGGGTGTCTTATGTATTGCATGGACAACGATTTAACATCTATGATACTTTCAAGTGGAATAATGACATTCAGCATCTAATGAAAAAGCATGTCCATTTGTATGGTCACTGGGTCAGGTCAACAAAAGAAACTCCAAAGGAATTTTGGTTTACCAAAGAACATTTACCAAGTCTCCACTTAAATCTATTGAACGTTGCAAAGGATGCTTTGAATGGTGAACCTAGTTCTATAAACTTTTTCATACCTCATTATATAAAATGGAAAAAGAGTCTCGCTATTACTGATTATAGAACCGATGGGTTGTGTCATGGGGCTGACAAACTAAATGTCACATTGGATGGTAATAGATATACGTGTCACCATAATTGTACTGATGTTAATAAGGTAGAGAATGTAATTACGTTCCAAAAGTTAGCAAAACCAAATGAATTCTTAGCTGATACAAATTCACGAAAATTTGTTGATAGCACCGAATGTAAATCCTGTAAACTTCGAAGTTTATGTCAAGGTAACTGTCATCTAAGTCAGACACATACAATCGATTGTAAGCTGGAAAAGATTAAAGCAAATGTATATGAATATCTTGATCTTCAAGATTTTAACGAGCAACTAACTCAAAATGGATTTTTAAATGGCACATTTTATTATTGAATGCGAAAGTCTTGAAGATGGGACTAAGAGAAACTTTTATTTTGACAATCTAAACTCCGAGTTAAGTGACGAACCATTGCTATACCCTGATGATGTAGTTCTTGATCCAGTATCGTTTAAGAAAAAATCATCAACGCCAAAAGTCTTGAAAGTTCAGTTAGGACTATCATGCAACTATTCATGCGAGTATTGTTCACAGCGGTTTGTTGAAGCACCGGAATCGACTTCTGCTAATGATATAGAAGCATTTATTGAGAAATTAAAAAACCTAGATCTTAGTATGGTCAACAGACTTGAATATTGGGGGGGTGAACCATTTGTCTATTGGAAAACTTTAAAGCCGCTTCATGAAGCACTGAAAGCCGTGCTTGGAAGTGAAGTTACTTTTTCGATTATAACTAACGGTAGCTTATTGAATGCTGAGAAAGTAGATTGGATCTTAGATAACAAAATTGGGTTTTCAATTTCTCATGATGGGCCTGGACAGTATGTTCGTGGTGATGAACTGCTTGAAGATAATTGGGATCAGATCCTAAGGTTATTTACTGAAACCCAGAAAGCAGGTAGACCCGTTGGCGTTTCATCGATGTTAAACAAAGATAACCAATCTAGGATGGCCATCATCGATTGGTTTGCAGAAAAATTCCCGACGATTAACATCTCTCATTATGAGATGGTTTGGGTTGATACATATAATGATGCTTCAGTTCCTCTATCACTTCTTTCAAGTGAAGAAGATATTGATCGTCGTAGAAACAATTGGCTAGAGATTAGAGAAAATATGCCTAAGCTAATTCGAATACCTGGGCAGAAGTCACAGATAGATGGTTTTAGGGATTCCTTACTTTCTAAAAAGTATATGGGTTCTCGTGGCCAAAAATGTGGTATGGATAAAGAAGATATAATGGCTATCGATTTAACAGGTAATGTTATCACCTGCCAAAATACATCGTCTAACGAGGTATCGGCTTTAGGCACTTCACATAAGATTGGTCATCTATCAGATACATCCAATATTGTATTAAACACAGCTACACATTGGACTGAAAGATCGCAATGTCAAAAATGCCCTGTATTAGCCTTATGTGGTGGTTCTTGTATGTTTTTGCAAGATGAATTTTTCAATACCTCGTGTGATAACGCTTACTCTGATGCTATACCTCTATTCGCTATCGCTATAGAATCTCTCACTGGGTATGCTCCATATAAGATATATAATAAAGACCTTCCTGAGTATCGGCAAAAACTGTTCACTCACACTGAACGTCAGTCATCAAAAATCCGCAAGCCATTCCCAATTAAGGTTGTAGCTTCAGATTAATAATGCTTAATAAATAGTCTAAATAAGGAATTTCCATGGCTATCGTTAAACAGGCTCTTAAGCGAACAATCATTGAGGCAATCTATTCTGAAATCGCTTCGAAGCAAGCCCGGTACTACTATTACATGGGACGCACAGTTGATTTTATTGCAGGGCCGGACATAGTTGAAACACCTGAATCTAATGTTGACTATGAGTCTAAAGCTCGCACGAATATGGTGTTGCTTAAGCTTATTAGTCCTGCTGATGTGTGTCTTGTGTTGCCTCGTGTTAACTGGGAATATGGTAAAGTTTTTAATATGTACGACGTGTCTGCTGCCGAAACAGTTGACACTGTGCATCAGATATATTGCTTAAGTAATGCCACCAATAACGTATACAAGTGTCTTTGGAATGCTGGTGGTATCCCATCGGTTAATGAGCCTAACACAACTGACTTAGCGCCGCAGACGATGGCTGACGGGTATGTTTGGAAGTTCATGTATAACCTACCGCTAAGTCTTCGCAACAAGTTCCTAACTGGTGAGTACATGCCTGTCACCACATCTTTACGGTCTCGATTTTTCTCAAATGGGTCTATCGATTCGTTGAACATTGAAGGTGCTGGATCTGGATATTCTCAGGGAGAAACCACCATCACGGTTTCAGGCGATGGTACTGGCGCTATTCTTGAACCAATTATCGTTGGTGGACAATTAGTATCGGCAACAATCACACAGGCTGGGTCTGGTTATACCCACGCTGTAGCTACAGTTAACCCCGGTGCTTCAGCTGGTATGGGGGCACAATTGGCTATCAATTTATCTACAGGCGATTACACATCATCTCAGGCTGTGGTTGAAATGTTAGCTGTACCAGGCACTATCGATAATATCATTCTTAGAAATAGTGGAAGCGGAATGAGCAATATTTCTGTCACTATTGAAGGTGACGGCACTGGTGCTGAACTGTCATGGGCACTGAATGCTACCAACAACTCTATCGCTTTTATTACGATTACGAACCCAGGGCGAAATTACAATTATGCTAACATTGTCATTACTGCAAATCTAACTAGTACTGGAGTTCTAGCTTCAGCAGTAGCTAATGTTAGTCCGCCGCTAGGTCATGGTCGTAATGCATCGGAAGAGCTATTTGCTTCAGCATTAATGTTTTATGGAAATCTTACACGAGAGTCTTATGGCGGCGTTAAGATCAATAATGACTATCGCCAATATGGAATAATTCGATCGCCTCGTGGTCTTACTTACGGAACAAATCTTTCGGACCCAATTAGCACAAACTCTTATGCAGTGACTGTGCAATTTACTGGTGGTTCAAACATAACCAATTTCCCAGTTGGTACTATATTTAGTGCTCCATCTTTAGCTACTTATCAATCTACGGCAGTAGTAGTTGGACCAACTTCAGGTATGGTGTTGACTGCTTTAACTGGTGTTGAACTGATGTCAAGCACAAACTTAACATCCAAAAATCTATTTCATCTTACTGGTACTGGGTTCAACACTACGACATTTGCTGTCGGTTCAGTTTTGACTGATATTGCTCTAAATAAAATTATTGTGTATGGTGTCACATCAACAACGATGGAAGTCTTTACTGTAAACGGAACTACTATCGCTAATGGAGCTGTGCTACGTCATACGACAGCACCAAGTAATCCAACCATAACCGCAACTACATCGACAACAACTGCAAAGAGCTTGCTTATCAATAGCTCACAGTCAAAATTGCCGATTGACTCTGACATCGCGTGCGCATGTTATTCCGTTTCAGGGGTATTCAACAATTCTCTTTGGGCAGCTGACACCAGGGTAGAAATTGGTTCTAAGAAATTCCTTGTAGTGTCTACAGAGCTTAGCAATGCAGGTGTTAATAGAATGCTTCTTCTGCCGTTGAATTCCGGTTCAATTTCTCCAGGAGAAGTGATAAATATACCAAGTACTCCAACTACAATGACGGCACTTACAGTGATGCCGCCAAATGTAGATAAAACTACTGGGAGCATGCTGTTGATTGACAATAGGCCTGCGTTCACTCAAACATCTGACCAAACAGTTTCATTTCGAACAGTTCTACAATTCTAAAAAGCCGATATGACCACATTTAATTACAGCCCATACTTTGATGACTACTCGGCCGATAAGGATTACTATAAGATCTTATTCAAGCCTGGATATTCTGTCCAAGCCCGAGAGTTGACACAAATCCAAAGCATTCTGCAAAACCAAGTTAAGTCGTTTGGCAATCATGTATTTCGTCAAGGATCGTTGGTTGTGCCTGGCAACAGTTACTCCGATTTGGCGGTTCCGTATGTTAAGTTGCAGCCAACCGGGTTGCTTGATGTAACATCTCTAATTGGTGAAAAAATTACCGGGTCTACTTCAGGTGTGGTTGCAGTTATCAAATTGGCTACAAAGGCAATTGACACTGACCCAGACACATTGTATGTTGGTTATATGTCAGGCTCAGGTGCATTTCTTGATGGCGAGCCTTTGACTATTGGCTCAACAACGCTTTATGCTGCATCTAACAATTCTACCGGTTTAGGGTCTGTAGCATCTATAACCGACGGCGTTTACTATGTAAATGGCATCTTTGCTAATGTCGCAAAACAAACTGTTGTGATCGGTAAGTACACAACAACTCCTAGCTGCCATGTGTTGCTCCAAATTATTGAAGAAGTCATTAACTCCGACCTTGACACCACACTATTAGACCCAGCTAACGGTTCATATAACTTTTCGGCACCAGGTGCGGACCGCTTCAAGTTGTCTCTGATTATGACGTCATTGCCAGTATTAAATGATGTTGGTTCGAATGTGACTGAAGATTATATTGAACTGATGCGATTCCGTGACGGTATTCTGGAAGAGCATGCTAGGTTTGCCAAGTACAACGAATTGGAAAAATCCCTAGCTCGTCGTACATACGATGAGTCTGGTGATTATGTAGCTAATGGTCTTGATGTTTCTATCCGAGAACACCTTAAAACCAGATTCAATACTGGTCTGTTTAATGAAGCTCAGGGTGGAGACTCATCTTTATTTGCTGTAAATGTAGCGCCAGGTAAAGCTTACATTAAAGGATTTGAAACTGAATTATTGGCCAAGTCAGCGTTTGCTGTTGCTAAAGCCAGAACGGCTGATCACGTAAAAACACGAGCAATCACGATTACACCATCGTTTGGTCAGTTCCTATATGTGTCAGACATTCTTAAATTACCTGACACTAATGCAAGAGAGACGGTCAAATTATTTTCTTATGTTGGTGGTACTGAAGTTGGAACTGCAAAAGTCATCGCGGTTGATTTCCAAGACGCTAATGATGTCAATCAGAATTGGATTTATAAGTTTTTCATTACTGATGTTGTGATGACAGGTGGGGCTTCCTTGACAAGTGTAGGTTACATGAAGTCTGCTATAGGAGCAAGCATTGGTAAAGTTCTTCATAAATTTAGTGTACCAAGCTCAGGTGTTAACTTTGTTAAAGATAGCACTATCACGGTTACTGGTTTGTCTAGATCAGCCATCGTTTGGAAATGGGACAAAACACTTGGTGAGATGTATGTTTATAGAAGTGGTGCTAACTCAATCCCGATCGTTAATGACTTAATCGTAAGCTCTGCTGGTTCAGCTACTGTTGCGACGGTCACAACTGTTGGTAATTACCTTGGGAATTCATCAGTAATCCCATTAAACATTCCAGCATTGAAAACAGTCGGTACGACTAATGTGTCTTATAAAGTCTATAAGTCTATATCAGCATCCACGACACTTAATAGTGCTACTTTGTCTATTGGTAACGTGACAGGCATTACAATTGATCCGTTAGAGGCTGGAAATTTCATTATCGTTGGCCCAACAGGTGTTCAAAGTACAGGTCTGACATTGAATGGTCCTGGAACAGCTATAACTGTTAGCGGCACTTGGGCTGCAGGGTTACCAATTCAAGCAGTCGTTGCTTGCTCTAAAGTAAATATAGTTAGTAAAACCAAAGCTCTTGCTCCACCAAAAACTGAAACAGGATTGGCGGTTGGTCCTATTGTTATGCTAAAGGAAGCAGATGTTTATCGTTTAATTTCTGTAGTGTCAACCACTCTTGGCAATGTTACTGATCGATATGTACTTGACAATGGGCAAAGGGATTATGCTTATCTACGTGGTAGGTTAGTTCTAGTTGGTCTGCCTGTCACTGGCACATTGACTGTAGTGTATGATTATTTCACACATAGTGGTAGCGGTGATTTCTTTGGGCCTGAGTCTTACACGACTGCACTTAATGGTCGCTATGAAACTATACCATCATTCAAATCACCAACAGATGGTACTACATATGACTTAGCTACCTGTATCGACTTTCGCCCACGTGAAAATGATACTAGCACAGGTTACATCAGCACATCTGAGCTAATCATACCTGAATCGCGTTTTTCTAGTACAATTTCTTTCTATGTACCGCAAATAGCTGCTGTGGTGATGGACCCATCTAGTAAGGTTAGTGTGGTAACTGGTGCACCTGGGGAAAATCCTCAATTGCCAGTCATACCTATGAATGCGATCATACTAGCTAAGATGTACATTCCTGCGTACACTTCAAAACTTGATGAGATTTATTTGGAAGCCACAAATAATCGTGGGTACACGATGGCTGAGATCGGTAAGCTTGAATCTCGTGTCATGAACATTGAAGATTTTACACTTCTAACACAATCGGAAAAATCAACTATCAATTATGATGTGATTGATGCCGCAACTGGTTTGAGCAGATTCAAGTCTGGATATTTGGTCGATACTTTCGATAACCCAGACACTATTTCTGATATTAAAAATCCAGAGTTTACAACTTCTTATGCCGCTGGTGGATTAATCCCTACAATTGAGCGTCAGCTTGTTGACCTTACTTTGACTGAGGCCACAAATACTAGACTTAGTACAAGTAATGTTGTTCACACATTGCCTTACACTACAGTTGAATTTGCTAAACAGCCATTTTCATCGCGAACTACAAACATTAACCCATTCATGTCATTTGGTTGGACTGGGTTGATGAGATTAACACCATCATTTGATAACTGGATTGATTACGATTATCTTCCTGCGCAAACTAATGACACTAAGTCACAGACCATCGTCGTGCATCGCCCATTTGGGTGGCAGCCGCAGCCGGTTGGTGCTCTAGTACAATTTTCTCCGGCGCCGCCTCCAATTATCAATAAAGTAACTAAAAACGTTGCAGTCTCCGTTGGCGATACTGGGACATTTTGGAATAGCACTTCGCAAATAGTTGGGACTTCTGTTTCTACAACAGTTCAATCCTCACTCAATGGTCGTGTAGTGTCTGTCACATCATTACCACCACCTCCACCACCGGTGTCATCATCTAGTTCAAGCGGCTGTTTCATCGCTGGTTCTAAAGTCACTATGGCTGACGGAAGCTTGAGAGCAATCGAAGACGTAGTTATTGGTGACATGGTTCTCTCTGCATCAGGTCTTCGGATTAATCAAGTCAAGTTGCTAGAACATGTCAAAATGAGACCTGATTCTAAGTTGTACTCACCTGATAAAATTATGTCTCCTTTCGCGACAGATGATCACCCGCTATATATTGACGGACAGCTTAGCTCGGCTAACCTTAAAAAGACCAAGTCTATATACCCATGGCTTAAAGATGTTAGCCAACTAGCAGTATGGGTTGAATCATATGATCGAGTTGATTATGTGTACAATCTTTGGACTGATGGTGATTACACTTATCAAGTCAATGGGTATGGTACGACTTCTATCATCGGTGACCCAGCTGGTGCTCTGCTAGCATTTGAGGCGGGCTACATCGATCAAGCTGGCATCACAGCTTGTTTTGAATCTTATATTTCAGACGCAAATGTTATGTATGGTATCTATATTATAAATAAAGCTGTCGGACGTATCAATATGAAATTCACTACTTGGATGTTGGCTGAAGCATCCAAGCAAATCGGTGCTAAAACCGGTGCGCATATTCTATTCAAGTATGCCCTTAAAGCTCTCGGGGCCACTGCCCGAATTCTAAACTGAAAGATGTAAATGGCTAATCAAGAAGGTAACACCTTTTGGGGCAACCCTACAAATGCTGGTAATCTACCCGGTTCTCAGATAAACACCACGCAGGCATTCACATCCAATGCGCAATCTTCAACGATCACTACATCTCGTACTGATCTGGTTGGGTCTACACCAATTGCTTGGATTCGATCAAATGTGGTGAATGTGAATGTTGTAGACACTAAGCCTAATACTAGACTATATGCTTTTTTTGATGGTGAAGCTGTTGGCGAATGGATGCAGCAAAATGGTAAAGCCATGGGCGATCCACTTATCACTGATGCTACTGGTCAGCTTAACGCAACATTCACTATTAAAGGTAATAAATTTAGAACTGGTCAACGCGTATTAAGGTTGCAAGACACAGCCATCTTAGACACGTCTACAGTTCCTGGGTCAATGGTTGGGTCTGCATCAGCCACTTATAGCACTCAAGGTGTTAAAGAAACCTACAAGACTACTCATGACTCACTACAAACGATCACCCTAAACATCATTGACCCACCACCAGCTGATGTCATTGATGAAGTCACAACTATAACTACAACGACTACATTTCAGCAAGTGCAACGAAATACTGGTCGAGGTCCAGCTGACCCGCTTGCACAATCATTCTTTACTCATGGGGTATCTGGTGGAGTGTTTATAACATCACTAGACCTATTCTTTGCTACCAAAGATACTACACTTCCAGTTTGGGTTGAAATTCGCGAAATGGTGAATGGCTATCCGGGGCGTTCTCTAGTAAACCCATTCGCAACATGCACACTGAAACCAGCTTCAGTAAATGTGTCGGCAAATTCATCTGTCGCAACACGATTCACATTTGATATTCCGCTTTATCTTAAAGAAAATTCTGATTATTGTTTCGTCGTACGGTCAAATTCTAGTGGCTATAACATCTATACGTCAAAAATAGGTGAGAGAGCTCTTGAAAATAATCTGATCATTTTTGAACAGCCATTCCTAGGTTCTATGTTCAAATCGCAAAATGATTTTACATGGACCGCTGAGCAATCAGAAGACATTAAGTTTACACTTAACCAAGCAAAATTTGATACTTCATCGACTACATCTTCTATAAAATTTATAGCAAAAGCGACACCGTTGTTATTAATGGGTTCAAACTTTTTAGTAAAAGCTGGAAGCAACACTATTACAGTATGCACAATGCATCAGCACGGCATGAAAACCAACGATGTGATTACTCTTGCTGCTAAAGAAGGCGGCGTATTTAGAGGTATCCCAAAAGCAAATTTGACTGGTAATTTTAGCATAACATTAATTTCTGATTATGTGTTTTCATTCCAGTGTGCGTCAGTCGCAACATCAGATGGGACTTTAGCGTGTCCAGGTTTTGTTAATGAAATTATTGTCGATGACGGCGGCACAGGATACAACACACTTGACTGCAGCGTTCAAATATCTGGTGGTATTTTCACATCACCAGCTCAGGCAGTACCTGTCATCGTTGGTGGCAAAATCGTAGCAATCAATCTAACTAACGTTGGTAGCGGTTATACGGTTGCACCTACGGTCACCGTTCTAGGTACTCATACTGCTAACATGGAAGTACAAGCCAAGTTGGTATGTGAATCCATCTTCGTGTTAACGACTAACAATATTGTGGCTGGTTATCAACCACAAGTGGTTACACACGTTCCTGCAGAATGCAGCATTTCAACGGATCTTATCACCACATCAGAGACTTATACGGTTTCTCCAGCAACGACTATCGAAGATGGTTACTATGAACCAAAATCCCCATCAATTTTAGTGTCACCGCAAAATTCAATTGCAAACATCAATAATTCAATTGAACCAGCAGGTACATCAGTGTTATTGAAAATGTCTTCATCTAACCCTAATGTGTCTCCTCTTATAGTTGTCTCTGAGCAACCTAAGTTATCCACATATGCTTATATTATCAACAATCAAACTAATGATGAAGATTTAACTTCGTCTAACGCATCTGCATCTGTGATTAGTGCAACTATAGTCGGATCAAATTTTGGGACTGGTTTTACAGTTGGAAACATTTCTGTCATAGTTGACCCACCGCATATTGCGGGCGGAGTTCAGGCTGTTGTGACTGGTAATATTGTTGGTGGTACGGTGACTTCTTTGAATCTTGTTACACCGGGTTCTGGTTACTTACGTACTCCAAATATTACCATAACTGGCGGCACCCAAAATGCTATTGGCATCTTAGGTATTGGTCCTTTTAACTCAGAACTATTACCAAGTGGTGGTTCAGCTCGTTCAAAGTATCTTACAAAGCAGTTTCAGCTTGCCCAGGTTTCAAAGGGAGCTCAAGTCATTCTTACGGCTATTTCAATGCCAGAATCCAATGTTGATGTGTACATTCGCACCTCACTGACTTCTAACAGTCTTATTCATACTAATCAAAATTGGACAAAAATGAGTTGCGAAGTTGAACGGAATCGGTCTAGAACACCGACAGAACAACTCGATTACACTTTCACTACACCTGACTTGCCACCGTTCGATGTGTACGACATCAAACTTGTACTTCGCAGTACAAACCGGATGATTGTTCCAACGATAAATAGTTATCGCGTAATCATTCTGGCAACCTAATGAGCAGTGTCATTCAAGATGAAAATGGTCGTGTCATCCCAAACATTTTGCGGGATGGGAATGGGGCGATCATTGTAAATGACAACTCTGCCTTCTATCGAGCAGCCGCTGAGGCAGATAGAGTTAAGAACGAGGCAAATAAAATTGCTCAGCTTGATGTCACCGTTAAGACTTTGACTTCTGAGATGTCGGAGATCAAGCAATTACTTCAACTTTTGGTATCAAAATGAGCATTTCATCTAAAGAAGAACTACAAGCATATTGCTTAAGATCCCTTGGGGCACCATTGGTTGAGATTGATGTCACCCCAGACTCGTTGGATGATGCGATTGAAGAGTCTTTAGAATTCTTTCAAGAGTATTATTTTGATGGTTCTGATAGGTTCTTCTACAAACATTTGGTAACGCAAAATGATTTGGACACTGGGTCGATCTTGTTGCCTGATCACATTTGGGGAGTGAACGCTCTTTTCCAAATGACGAACACAAGCTCATCCCAAGCAAACATCTTCGACTTTGAATACCAGTTTAGAGCTTCTGACATGATGCGTAATCTTCAGTCTTCGGATTTGATTTATTACACTCAGATGATGCAGCATCTATCACTAGCGCAAAATCTGCTAAGTATCCAGCACTCTTATCGGTTCAATAGAAATTCTGGACGACTATTCATTGATATGAATTGGGCACAACGAGTGTCAATTGGTAATTACTTAATGATTGACTGCTACTCAATCCTTGATCCTGAGACCAACACAAAATTCTATAATAATCGTGAGTTTAAAGACTACTGTGTCGCTCGTATTAAAATGAAGTGGGCAATGGCTTACAAAAAATATTCAAACATTAGTCTGCCAGGTGGCGTAACGATTGATGGGTCTGAGCTCTATAATGAAGCAAAGCAAGAGCTCGCCGACATCGAGGAAAACATGATTAACAATCAGTCACCTCTTGGATTTTTTGTAGGATAATTCATGACCACCTTAAGACTGTTATCTAAGAATAATCAGAATCAGAATTTGATTTTGGAAAAGCTTCAACATGAGGCGATTCAAATTCATTCTACTCCTGGCATGTTTTACATTCCAAGAAACTTGTTTGCTGAGGATAAGATTTTAGGTGAAGATCGGTTAAGCACTTATGAACATGCATACCCAGTAGACTTGTATGTTGAATCATTTGATGGTTTTACTGGTCAAAATGCGTTTGCTTCCAAATTTGGACTTCAAATTGATAGTCAAGCAGTCTTTCAGATTAGCAAGTTAGGTTGGGCTAATGCAGTTGGTAAGTATGGAACATCTATCTTACCTAATAGGCCTAGTGAAGGTGATTTGATTTATGCTGACTTCAGTAAAGGGTTGTTTGAGATTAAGTTTGTCGATCACCAAGCGCCTTTCTATCAATTAGGCCAGTTCTACACTTATAAGCTGAATGTTGAGTTATTCGTTTATAGTTCTGAGCGCATGAATACTGACACACCTGAGATCAATGAGTTTGAAGATTTGTTATCACAGAGTAAGTCCGTTAGATCGGACCCAGGGACTGCTAAAGGTGCACAGAATAACCGAGACTTGCTTGATAAGGCATCAACATTTATTGTGGAAACCGGCAACCCATTCGGCTCGTTTTAATACATTGGAGTTTCAAAATTTTTAACCAAGAATTCTTTCATCAGACAATCAGCCAATCGGTGATTGCTTTTGGTGCGCTGTTCTCTAGATTGAAAGTGATTCGTCGTGACAATTCTGGTGCTATCGTTCAGACTGTCAACGTGCCAATTAACTATGGGCCAAAGGATAACATGCTTGTACGTGTAAATCAAGACCCTGATTTAGAGCACCAAGTTCGAGTCACCGTCCCTCGGCTTGCCTACGAGATCACTGGGTACACGTATGATGGGTCGCGTGTGCATACTAAGAATCAGAAAGTTACTTGGAAGAAGCCTGACGGCTCAGTGCTAGGTGTATTCACTCCAGCGCCTTACAACATTTCGATCTCAATGTATCTGCTTACTAAAGGTACTTTGGATGGGCATTCTGTCGTCGAACAGATTCTACCAATATTCATGCCAGATTACATTATGTCAATCAACACTGTGCCTGGGCTGGACGTGACTCAAGATGTGCCAGTCATTCTGAATTCTGTCAATGCACAGCAGGAATATGAAGGTGATTTCCGATCAACTCAGCTTACGACTCACCAGTTCGATTTCACACTGAAGTTGAACCTGTTTGGTAATCCTGGAAATGCCAATCTCATCACTCGTGTTGATGTGCCGATCATTGCGCCAGTTAACACTACGGTTACCTACACAACGACAGGTGATCTAGCTACACGTGTCATCACAGAATATCCAGGGTGGGTCGATCAGCCACCTGGGAACCAGAATGTGTGGGACGCGTTAGGCGAGCGTATCATACCAAGCGATGATGTTGGGCCATAAGCATGGCTAACGTGCAAAGTTATAATGGCAACACACTCTTACGTCGAGGTGGAATTTCTGTAGGTTACACAGCTGAGCAAATTAGCGAGTGGATCAAGTGCAGGGATGACCCTGTCTACTTCGTTGAGAAGTATGTTAAGATCGTTACTCTAGATAAAGGTGTTCAACCGATGAACCCTTACGACTTCCAGAAGGAAATCATTGAGAAAAGTCTTACAAACAGCCGAACTATCGTAACTTGCTCGCGGCAGAACGGGAAGTCGACGACTTTCGCAGCGCTCTTCTGTCACTACATCATCTTCAACGACGACAAGACTTGCGCGATTCTGGCGAACAAGGCTGCTGGTGCACGAGAGATTCTGTCCCGTGTGAAGTTTGCTTACGAGCGGTTACCGACTTGGTTGCAGCACGGCATCGTCGAGTGGAATAAGGGAAGCATCGTACTAGAGAACGGTTCTCGTGTCTTGGCATCTGCGACGTCCGGGGATGCGATCCGTGGTTACTCGGTCAACTTTCTGGCACTTGACGAGTTCGCTTTTCTAAGCACTGAGCTAGCCGACGAGTTCTTCACTTCAGTCTATCCTACACTGTCCTCAGGCAAGGATTCAAAACTCATCATGGTCTCGACTCCAAACGGGATGAACCACTTCTACAAATACTGGATGGAAGCTCTGAATGGCATCAACGGCTTTGCACACGTCTTCGCGAACTGGCGTGCTGTGCCTTGGCGAGATGACAAGTGGGCTGATGACCAACGTCGAGTTCTAGGTGAACAGAAGTTCATGCAAGAGTTCGAGGGAGTCTTCACCGGTGCTTCAAACACTCTGATCAGCGGTATCAAGCTTGCGACGATTCCAATCGCAAAGCCGCTGATGACTAATAGCACGACCTCAGTCTACGCGAAACCAGAATCTGGTCGTAAGTATGTCATGACTGTTGACACTTCTCGTGGCACTGGTGGCGACTACTCGGCATTCTTAATCATCGACATCACTACAGTCCCTTACCAAGTCGTCTTCAAGTACCGCAACAACACTATCTCTAGTATGCTGTACCCATCAGTCATATACAAAATTGCCAATGAGTACAACGAGGCAACGGTCTACATTGAGACGAACGACATCGGTGAAGGTGTAGCGAATGCGCTCTACTACGACTTAGAGTACGAAAATGTCATCTTCTCTCATGCGAAAGACATCGTGATCTGGGGCGGCCGGAACAGTTTGCCAGGTGTCAGAACGACCGTGAAGACTAAGCGAGTTGGATGCGACACACTCAAGCAGCTGATCGAGATGGACAAGCTGATTCTGAATGATGCTGAAATTCTTCTGGAGCTTGCCAACTTCGTCGTCAAAGGGCGGTCATACGAGGCTGACTCTGGAAACGACGACTTGGCGATGTGTTTGGTGATGTTCGGTCATCTAGTTACTTCAATCAAGTTCGAAGAGCTGACGAACGACCAAGTCAGACTTCGTATCATAGCTGAAAGACAAGCTCAAGATGAAGCCGATGCTCTCCCTATTGGGTACTATAGCACCGGAACTGAAGAAGAAGCCTTTGACGATTTTAAGTTTACCTAAATCCAAAAAGTATAAATAATAGTAATCACAAAGTGATAATAAACATTTCATAAGGAAACAGAATGGGAATTCAACTATCTCCAAGCGTAGTCGTTAAAGAAACGGACTTGACCAACATCGTCCCAGGTGTAGCAACCTCGATTGGCGCAGCCGTCATTGAAGCTGGGTGGGGTCCTGTTCAAGAAGTGACTACTGTCAATTCAGAGAACACCCTTGCGGCACAATTTGGTAAACCTACTGATAGCAATGCAGCAAATTGGTTGTCTGCAGCTAACTTTTTGGCTTATTCAAATAATTTGCTAGTTGTTCGTTCAGACACAACTAATCAACGTAATGCTGTTTCCGCATTAACTTACACAGTGTCTTCAATCCCAGTTGTGTCTGGTGGTACTAATTATAAATCTGTGAATGTGTCAGTCTCTGCTCCACCAGCTGTAGTCGGTGGTGTTGCACCAATTCAAGTTCTATCAGGTGGATCAGGTTATGGCACGCCTCCAGCTGTTACTATCGCAGCCGCTCCAGGCGGTGGTGTTAATGCTACAGCTACGGCTGTACTTGGTAGTGGTGCAACTGCTGGTATGGTTGTTTCTATTACTATGACCGCTATTGGCTCAGGTTACTTGGTGCCCCCAGCCGTATCACTTACAGGTGGTGGTGGTACAGGAGCACAGCTTTCACCAACAGTACTTACTGGTACAGGACTTGTCGCACAAGCTTCTGTAGTAATTTCTAATGGTGTTATAACTAGCGTTGAGATCACTGATCCTGGTTATGGTTATTACACCGTACCTACTGTGACTTTGACTGATGCTGTAGCTATCAGCGGACAAGTAATCACACCAGGCTCTCTTGGTACACCAACCATTGTCGCCGCTGGTTTGAAGATTAACAACCTGAATCATTACACAGCTTCATTTGAAAATGGTGAAGCTACTGTTGGTGAATTTGCAGCTAAGTATCCTGGTTCAATTGGCAATTCACTCACAGTGTCAATGGCTGACAGTGCTTCATTCGAGTCATGGGAATACAAGTCCCTGTTTAACGGTGCCCCAAGTTCATCTACGTATGCTACAGCTCGGGCTGGTGCATTCACTTCAGGTGATGAACTTCATATCGTCATCGTTGACAAAGAAGGCAAATGGTCTGGCACAGCTGGAACAGTTCTTGAAAAATTTGAGTATGTGTCAAAAGCTGGTGACGCTAAGAAGGAAGATGGTTCATCTGCTTATTACCGCTCAGTCCTGAAAGAACAGTCTGCATACGTTTGGAACATGGATCACCCATCCGTTGGTACAAACTGGGGTCAACCAGCAGGTCAATTTGCTTTCGCATCTATCGGAGCAACCGCCATCACTCGTAGCTTGTCGGGTGGTGTTGATCACTACACAGCTACTGACGGTCAGCGCATGAATGCTTTCAGCCTTTATCAGAATGATGAAGCACTTGATGTCAATTTGATCATCACAGGTAAAGCATCTTCTGCAGTTGCTAATTACGTTATCCAGAATGTAGCTGAATTCCGTAAGGATTGTATGGCATTCGTTAGCCCACAAGATGTTTCCTCAGGTAATATTCTTATCGGTAACACATCTGCGATCGTAGATAAGATCATTGCTTACCGTAACACCCTGCCATCTAGCTCTTACTTCGTGATCGACTCAGGTTACAAGTACCAGTATGACCGTTACTCTGACAAGTACCGTTGGGTGCCTCTGAATGGTGACATCGCAGGTCTCTGTGCTCGCACTGACGAAACGAACGACCCATGGTTCTCTCCTGCTGGTCTGACTCGCGGTTCGATCAAGAACGTTGTGAAGCTTGCTTTCAGTCCTACTCGCACTGACCGTGACAACCTGTACAAAGTTGGTGTGAACCCTGTCGTGTCATTCCCAGGTCAAGGTGTTGTGCTTTACGGTGACAAGACTGGTCTGTCTAAGCCAAGCGCATTCGATCGTATCAACGTTCGTCGCTTGTTCATCGTGTTGGAAAAAGCGATCGCGACAGCAGCTAAGTACCAGTTGTTCGAGATCAACGATGTCCAGACTCGTGCTCAGTTCCGTGCAACCGTGGAACCGTTCCTGCGTGATGTGAAAGGCCGCCGTGGTCTGTACGACTTCCGTGTCGTGTGCGATGAGACTAACAACACACCTCAAGTCATCGACAGCAACCGCTTCGCAGGGACTATATTCTTGTCACCTGCTCGCTCAATCAACTTCATCGAACTCAACTTTGTCGCAACTCGTACGGGCGTTGACTTCACTGAAATTGCTGGTGCGGTCTAATCACAATAAATAATACATCTAAAGGAACATAAACATGGCAGATATCTCCGCATTCCGCGCACAGATGAGCCGAGGTGGTGCTCGCTCTAACCAGTTTTTGGTTGTAGCGTCATTCCCTCAAGGGCTTGTAGCGAACGGTCAACTAGCGTCTTCAAAGATTCAGTTCTTAGCTAAGGGTGCTTCTATCCCTTCAGCCGACGTAGCTGACGTCCCTGTGATGTATCGTGGACGTGAAGTTCACTTTGCAGGCGAGCGAACATTCCAACCTTGGCAGATCTCAGTTTACAACGACAACGACTTCACGGTTCGTTCGGCGTTTGAAAACTGGGTGAACGCGATCTCTAATGCTGACTCAACGAACGGTACGATGCTCCCACAATCGTATCAAACCGATCTTGAAGTTCATCAGCTTGACCGTGCTGACCAAGTTGTTCAGAAGTACAAGTTCGTTGATGCATATCCAATGAACGTCTCGGAAATCCAATTGGACTGGGCTGACAACAACCAGATTCAATTGTTCAATGTTCAGTTTGTTTACAATTATTGGGTGAAGATCTAATATGAGAATGGGTTATCGATCGGTAACCCTTCTTCATAAATAGTCAACTAAATTGAATAAGAGATTATATTAATGGCTGCTTGGTATGAGACTTTCGGTTTTCGCGTAAAAAATTCTGATGGGAAACAAATCCCATCAGTGATTGCACCCAACACTTCTGATGGTGCTGTTGTCATTGACACCTCAGTTGTGTCAGGTGGCTGGCAAGGCTTTGCTTACGACATCGATAATGTTGTTAAGACAGAGAACGAACAAATTCTAAAGTATCGTGACATCGCAAGACAACCTGAAGTAGACTCAGCAATTGTTGACATCGTCAATGAGATGGTGGTGACTGATCAAGACGACTATCCAGTTACTCTTGAACTCGACAATCTTAAGATCGGTGAGCCGCTTAAAAAGAAGTTTAACCAAGCATTCCAAGAAATTTTGGATAAGTTGGACTTCAATAGTAATGGGCATGACATTTGCCGTAAGTGGTATGTTGATTCAAAAATTTACTATCACATCCTACTTGAAAACACCAATGTAAAAAATGGCATTGCTGAACTTCGTCAGATTGATCCGATGAAGATCAAGAAGATTCGCAATGTAAAGAAGGTAAAGAATTCTCGTGGTGTCGACGTAGTTGATTCAATTGAAGAATACTACATCTATAATGATAAAGGTATCAACGAGACATCACTTCAGGGCATTAAGCTGTCGGCTGACTCAATGGTAATGTGCCACACTGGTAACATCGATTCATCTACAGGCCAAGTGATTGGTTACTTGAGCAAAGCTATTAAGCCTGCAAACCAGCTGAAGATGCTTGAAGATGCTGTTGTGATTCACACTATCACTCGAGCACCAGATCGTCGCGTGTTTTACGTTGACGTTGGTAATCTTCCGAAGATCAAAGCTGAACAGTATGTGACTGACATCATGAACAAGTTTAAGAATAAGCTTGTTTATAATGCTGCTACTGGCGAGATCTCTGACTCGAAGAAAAGCATTAGTATGATTGAAGATTTTTGGATGCCTCGCCGTGGTGACGGTAAGACTACCGAGATCACTACGTTGCAAGGTTCTCAGTCACTGATCGGTTCTGAGTTTGTAGATTACTTTCAGAATAAACTGTATCAGTCACTGAATGTACCAATTGGTCGCATGAAGCCTGACACTGGGTTTAGTTTGGGTCGGTCTTCAGAGATTACGCGTGATGAGTTGAAGTTCAACAAATTCATTGGACGGTTGCGTATCAGGTTTAGTGCACTGTTCCATGATCTGATGCGGATTCAGCTTATCGCTAAAGGTCTTATTCGTTCTGATGAATGGGATGACATCAAATCAAAAATTCGATATGATTTCCAAAGAGACAACCATTTCACTGAGCTGAAGGAATCTGAGATATTAACTGGTCGGATGCAGACTCTGCAATTGGTCGACCCATATCTTGGTAAGTACGTGTCTAAGAAGTGGGTCATGAAGAATATTCTTCGTATGAATGATAATGAAATCTCTGACATAGACAAAGAAATCAAAGCTGAAGGTGAAGAGGCGGTGCCAACAGAGATTAGCAATCAAGTTACGATGATGCAGATCCAACAGGATGCTATGCAACCACAACAAGATCAAGAAGCTGCTCAAGCTGATGACATGCATCAGCAAGCCTTATCGCATAAAGAAGACCTTCATCAGCAGAAGCTAATTAGTAAACAAAATGACAACAACGCTTAGGGAATAACATGGCAGTCACAATTCTAAAACAAACCGAAACTTTAGCTGTAGTTAAATTTGATGGTGTTGGTGGTACGCTAACTTTAGCAACCAATCTCTTATCGCCTACAATGGTAGTTCAGGGTACACCAACCGTGAACATCACTTATGCACAATGGAACATTAGTGGTGGTGCATCTGATAAGATCGTAGTTGTCCGTGGTGGAACTACAGTTCTAAACCTTGCACAAAATGCTGGTGAACTTGACATGTCAGGTAATGGTGGTTGGGCAGAAACGACAAAGAACACTGATAACATCGTAGTGACTACAACTGGCACCGGTGAATGTTACTTGACGCTACGTAAAGTTGCTGGTTTCAAATCTAAGATCCAACCAGAAACTTATGGTCCTAACGACGATATAAATAGCATTGTAGCTTAATGCAAACCCAACATACTGAAGGCGAAAATATGAGTAATACTATAGACCTAATTAATGCGATTGAATCAGGTAAGACCCGTAACCTTGAGACGATGTTCTCCGAGTTGGTTCAGAGCCGTGTGGACGACGCTCTTGAGTATCGTAAGATGGAGATGGCTCAGAGTATGTTCGCTGAGTCAGAAGTCGTTGAAGAAAATTTTGGCCCTACTAAAACTGATTACACCGCTACATCTGAACCAAGTGCATTTGATGGCGGCCACCGTCCGCATGTTGTTAATACAAAAACTGGCAAGACTTCATATCTTGGACAAGAATCGTATAAGACTAAAGAACATGCTGTAGCTCATGCTGATGCTTTTCTGAAAGCTCTAACGCAAATTGGTTCCAATGCAGCTGATCGTGCCGGCAAACAATATGCTAAAATTAATAAAGAACATCTTAATAAATAATTCATAAAGAACTTAAGGCCGCAAATGTCGACATTAATCAACGAAATCAAAGAATTCCTAGCAAATCGCGACAAGCAGTTGCTAGGTGAGTCTGAGCTATCAAATTTAACTGATACTGAGTTGAAAGGTGTCATCTACGAAGCACGTTCTAATCAGCACAGTTATGTGCGTGGTTCTGTGCTTGACATTGAGAATGCTAATAAGATCGAGAAGGCTTTGTCGATTCTTGAATCACGATCAGTAATGCCTTTAAGAGGTCACAGTTATCATACCAAATCTGATGCAGAACTTAAGTATATTATTAAAGACGCGGGTGAAGCCGCTAAAGCAAATAAAAATGGGCAGCCTGGTGTAGAAGGTAAGTATCTTGATCAAATGAACGATGCTAGCACAGTACTCTACTATCGTAACAAAGGTGGTTTGAAGCAAGTTAAAGAATCTGAATTAATTGAAGCTGCTCCTGCACCGTCACACAAGGTAGGTGACACTGTCTGGGCTAGAGATTCTTCAAATAAAGCTCAAGTCCACACTGGTAAAGTACTCCGTGTTGGTAATGCACTGACACGTATCAAACACAAAGACGGCACTGAGTCTGAGCACCCACACAAGGATGTTGCTGCAGAGTATGAGACCCTTAGCCCAAATAAGAATAAGAACAAATCTTATGCAATGCAGAAAGAATCGGAAGAGCTAAAGCATGCAGGCTATAAGAATTTTGACGATTATGTTGATACAGTTCGTACAGAAAACGCAGCTACTGGTCGGAAAATAACTGAGTCTGTTAAGGAAATAGTCGCTAAAGCTCTGAATAAGAATAAGGAAGGCATTAGTGCAAAGAAGGAAACTAAGTTTCACGAGAAACTCGACTCATTGGTGCATGACACATTCGGTAAGAGAACGGACGAGTCAAACAAGGAATCGAAATGATTTTACTTAAAGAATACGTAGAGCCAAATGGAATCCAGTATATTCTGGAAGAATCAGGTGGCAAGAAAGATC